CCAGCATTCGACAGTGAATTGTCCGCTGCCGAAATGCCAGTCGTCACTATCTGCGAGCGCCGCGACCGCCACGCCTGACGATGTGTCAAAACCAAGACAGGTGGCGCCAAATTTCGGACTGGTGGTGGTCAACGCTAGGCTACCTGTTAGCGTGATGCCGTGATTTTGACTCGAAGAGTCGACGGTGGTGGTCTGGCCGTTGGTGCCATCGCAGTGCATCAGCAGGACGACATTCGACCAATTAGGGTCAGTCGGGCCTATAGCGCCAGCAGCCATCACGAGCGCTTGCTGCATCGCTGCCATGCTGCAGTGGCGCGGCTTGACAATCTCTCGCTGGCGCGGCATGAACAGGCCGCTGTCTGGGTCAAGTTCATAGCGGCCCATGACAGACCCCAAGTCTTAGTTTTCTTAGAGCGTTGCCGTAAGAATTTTCGGTTGTCATTCGTGTGCTTTCGGTGTGATTGATGAATCACTTAAGGTGTGATTGAAGGGCTTCATGCTATGCTTTCCTCACCTGCATGGAGGCTGTATGCCTGAACAAAACCACCTCGGCGTTTTTTATCAAGGGAAGATTTACGTTGTTGAGGTTGTTCCCTTGATTGAGCGCGGCTTCCTGGATATTTTTTCGATTCAAGAGCCGATTTTGGATGCGGACGGAAATTCTTTTATAACGCGATTCACTCTCCCTGAGGAGGCGGCCGCCATCTTTGGCACCCATGCCGAAGCCGCAGTCAGCGCGGAGAGGCGAGCAAAGTTGTGGATCGATGACCACCAGTAAGCCTATGGTGATTCCTTGGTGCTTGGTTTGTGTGGTGGGTTCGATATCAATGCCTAATGCCGGCATGAATTAATCCCTTATCTGTAGTCGCGGGTGAGATACCGCGCCGTACGAAATGCGAGCTCATCCATGCCGCGCTGATTTGTCGCACCAGCTGCAAACGGGTCGACTTGCGCATCGCGCTTTGCCAGGGCCGCCAAGCTGTAGTTCTGCTGTTGCAGATAAGGCGTATCGCCTCCATCGACCGGGCCGAGATTCATTTTCCGGCGTGCTTCGTTCGGCGCCATGATGCCGCCGCCAACCGCTTTGCTGAGCACTTCGATTTGCGCGACCGAATCCATGCGGATCAAGCCTTCGGTGTCAAATTCCGTGCGCTGACCCGCCAGCAATCCCAAACCGATATCAAGGCACGATTCAATTTCCTCGATAATTCGCTGAAGGCATTGCGTGTAGTAGCGCAGGGTTTCGGCTTCAACCGTGCTGCCCGCTGGCGTTGGTCCGCCGACCATGAACAAGGGAACCTGCATACACCGGGCGATGTCTTTTACGGTCCACTCAAGCTGTTCAATCAGCTGCGCCTGTTCGGCCGGGATCGTGAACGCCTTGTATTCCAGGCCGTTGCCAGCGACGGCAAGGCGCCCAAGATTCCCGCCACCGTAGTTATCTTCCCAGCCCTGTTTAAGGCGCGCGGCCGTTTCGTCATCGATCGAGTTTGGCGATGTCAACATGCCGCTTGGCCGGCTCATGTTGTTGAAAAAGTTGGCGCTGTTGTTCTGGATCTTGCGGCCCAGGGTGGCCGACATGCCGGCAGCATAAATCGGAGCGACGCCAACCAAGGGATGCCAAAGGCAGTTCATGCGGTCGTGGATGATATCTCGCGATGGGATGGTGATCTGTTCGCCCACGCCTGCCAGGTGGTCGGCGGACACTTGGTAATACACGCCGCCATCAGGAGCGACAAGCGGTGTGACGCGCGACGCATCAAGTACATGCATCTTTTCGACAATGCCCCGCGGGTCCCGCTCCTTCAGGATATAGGCATTTCCGTGAAGGAGTTTGGATAGTACCCAGGCTTCGAAGAATTGATTGCGCGTCTGATAGTGGTTTGGCTGTCGCAGAATGTCGGTTATCGCGTTTTGCCTCACGACTTCGCGCCAGATCCCGCTGCCCTCGGCAGTCAATTTAACGCGCAGTTTGCCAATATCCCCCGCGATCAGCGTAAGCGGTGCGTACAGACCAGCATACGAAAGAATGTCGCGCGGCGCGTCAATCTCGATGTGTGACTGCCAAGCGCCAGCAAACGATTCGCGGATGATGCCGAACCAGCCTGCATTGCTGCGCACTGGTGTTGGTGCTGCGCGTTTGATTTCAAAGCCTAGTATTTTCACTGGATTTCCTCGAATGGTTGTCGGCCGCGAGTTATCGCCTCAACTCCGCCGACGCTGGTGGCGAAACCAGAGTGGTGCCCCGACGCGGGCCTCCGCCGAAAGGAACTAGTAAGTGACTCCAGAGAGCACACTGATGTAAGGTCGGCGCATTTGCCAGTTAGTCCACAGAACGCCGCGGAAAGCGCTGCAGTTCGTTTGGAACAGGCTGACCATGTTCGCTGCCGTGCCGGTGACGGAATTGTTGGTCGGGTTGTCCAGCATTTGCAGTGCGCCGTTGCGCGCGATCTCAAGTTGAGCCGCGCCCTCATCAACCACTGCGAGCTGGCTGCCGTCAATCAGCACGATGTAGCCGCTTGGAGGGCTGCCTGGCTCGGCCATGTTGGCGGATACGATGACCGGCAAGCCTTTCAGACTGCCGCCTAATACCGAGATCGCGGGGTATGCGGCGCCGCCGTTAGGATCGCGCAAGGTGCTCAGGAAGATCGCTGTTTCTGGCCTGATGACCCAAGCCGCGTTTTGCATATCGGAGCCCACTGCGACGAGGTGCTGCATCATGCCGGTCAGATCAGCATCGACTTGTGCGAACGTCGATCCAGTTGATGCGGCGCTGTGCGCGCCATTCGTTACGCTGGCCGGCCGTTCGTCAGCGGCGCCAGCATTTGCCGGGTCCAAGAATGCGAGGTCGGCCGCTTCTGCGCACGCCGCAACGATGTCGTCGGTCAGGATGGAATCTGCCGCTGGCGAACTGGACTCAAGCAGTTCATTCGACAGGACCGAGATCCCGGCAACCTTCAGTTCGTTCATGATCTCGCCAGCCAGTTCGAGGGCGCTGACCTTGATCGCCGCGCCTTGGGCGACGAACGATGCTTGACTCTTGCCCACGCCGTTCAGGATTCGAACCAGTGCCGGCACGCGGCGAACGCCAGGGATGCGATTCATTACCGTACGGGCCCGGACTGCGGCGCTGAAGTCGGCCGATGTTGCGGTTGCAGCGATATCCGCGGTGCTCAGTGCGCCGACCATGGCTTTGCAGTCATGCGCCAGCTGCTGCGATTCGATCCAGGACTGTGAGGCAGCGTAAATCGCGCCAAGTTGGTGATTGCCTTTTGTGGCATGCATGGTCTTGAGATATCGCGCTGCCAAAAGGCCGGGATGCTTTTTCATTGCGGGTCTTCCTTGTGGTAAGTGGATTTCGATGACTCCATTGTTGCAGGATCTTTAGCGATTAGCTGTCTTCCGGAAGAGGGCTCTTTCAATCGCTGCCAAACACGTGATTCGCTTTGCGTGCAGCCTTGTCCCGCTGCCGTCTTGAGGTGGTCGCGGGTAAGCATTCCCCCGTCGCCGCGCAACCAGGCCAGGAAACACTGAGCCAACCAGAATTCGACATCCGGTTCGCGATCGGCGCCAGCAAGTACAGCAGCTGCCCATTCGCCAAGTGCGATAATCCGTTCCTCGCGCTTCATGAGTTCCGGCTCTTTCTTCGGGATGCCAGTGCAGCGCATAAACGGGTCATGCATCATGTTCATCGCTTCTCCAGTGCTTCTCTATCGCTTCACCGTTTCGTACTCGTTTCGAAACGCGTTTCAACAGGCCGGAATTCCGGCGGAATCGTCTGTGCTTTCCAGCGGAATTCCGCCGCCGTAGATGTCGAAATTCCATGTCACACCATGTCACGCCATCTAGCGCCAGCGACTGACGACGAATTTCGTCGGCAGTCTGAAGGGGGTAACGTTTCGTTACCCCCCCCATAATCGGGTGGCCCCTGCGTTCGGATGCGTTCGGTTTCGTTCGCGAGCGTTCGCGATTTTTTCGGAGCGCTACCGGAGTACTACGGGAGTACTACGGGAGTACTCCGTGAGTCCCTACCGCTAACGCAGCGAGCGTTACCCGACCGTTAGCCGCGCGCTGCCCGCCAGGGGTCACAACGGATGCGACTGCTTTTCGGGTGCGCCTTGTCCTCGCGCCGTCCCTGGGGACGTCCGAGGGACATAAGTCAATGCCCACCACTTTTCGCCCGTAGGTAAAGGCGAAACGCCATTCCCAATCGACATTTCACGCCCACCGCTCATGCAGCGAAAGCCTTTCCGGAACCCTTCGAGACTCAGCTAGATACCCTTCGAAGGGGCTTGCAAGGGGCATTAAACCGTTTAATACCCCGGGCCTTACAAGGTGGTGGTGAAACGCCACCCCCTTCGCGTACTTGGATGCGGTGCAGGATTTGCAATCCTCTTTAAGAGGGTCGCAAATTACCTGGCTTAAGTCGCGTGACTGTCGCGTCGTTCACGCGTGCCCCACGCGTCCCAATTC